CCGGAACTCAAGGTGCAACCGGAGCAACTGGTGGATTTAGTACAAATTCAAATGCACAAGTAAACTCATTAGGAGTAGGAACGGGTGCAAGTGGAACTACGGGTGAAATTTGGGCAACAAACAATATTACAGCATACTATTCGGACAAAAGATTAAAGAAAGATATAGAAAAGATATCCGATGCATTATCTAAATTAGAAAAAATAAATGGTGTATTCTATACTCAAAATGAATTAGCAGAAGAATTTGGATACAATGATTATTCTAAACAAGTAGGAGTAATTGCACAAGAAATACAAGAAGTATTACCTGAAGCAGTTGCATTTGCACCTTTTGATAGAGATGAAAATGGTAATTCAAAATCAGGTGAAAACTATTTGACTGTTAGATATGAAAAAATAGTTCCACTTTTAATAGAAGGTATAAAAGAATTATTAAATAGAGTAGAAAATTTAGAAAAATCTTAATAAAAGCTTTTGTAATTTGAAATAAAAGTTGTATATTAAGGTTATGGATAATTTAGTAAAAGAAGTTATAAATTTTGGTGGAGAACTATATCCACTAATATTACCATCAAGTGAAACTAATGGAACCGGTATTATGAATCCATCTGTTTATATTGATGGTAATAATATTTTATGTAATATACGACATGTAAATTATACATTATATCATTGTGAAGGTGAACAATTGTTTGGAAATAGACACGGCCCATTGGCATATTTAAATCCTGAAAATGATATAAAATTAAGAACTAATAATTTTCTAGCAGAATTAAATAATGACTTTTCTATTAAAAAATATAGTAAAGTAGATACTTCTAAACTTGATATAGAACCTGTTTGGGAATTTATTGGATTGGAAGATGCAAGAGTTGTGAGATGGGATAATAAATTGTGGTATTGTGGTGTAAGACGAGATACCAAAACAAATGGGGAAGGCAGAATGGAATTATCCGAAATCGAAATATCAGACAACGGAGTAAAAGAAATCAATAGATATAGAATAGAACCACCCAATGAACCGAATTCGTATTGTGAAAAAAATTGGATGCCTATTATTGATATGCCCTTTCATTTTGTAAAGTGGACAAATCCAACCGAAGTAGTAAAGGTAGACATCCATACAGGCACATCTCAAACCATAATATTAAAAAATGGTGTAACTCAGTATCAAAATTTAAGAGGAGGTTCACATGTAATTCCATTCAAAGGTGGTAGAATGTGTATTATTCATGAAGTAGATTTATGGAAAAATAAATTACAACAAAAAGATGCAAAATATACACATAGATTTATAGTATGGGATAATGATTGGAATATAAAACACATTTCCGAACCATTTAGTTTTATGGATGGTGAAATTGAATTTTGTACTGGATTGACGGAATATGATAATAACTTACTTATCACATTTGGATTTCAAGATAATGCTGCATATTTGTTAAAAATGCCAATTGAATATTTTGAAAAATACACTAATGTAAAATTTTCAAATAAAAAAGAATATTGGAGAACAACTGAATATCCTACATTGGAAATTACTACTTCAATTCCACCAAAAGGATGTGTAGTGGATTGTGCATTTTGTCCTCAAAAATTATTAATGCAAAAATATGATAGTGTAAAAACACTTACATATGAAAATTTTGTAAAAGTAATAGATAAACTTCCTAAAGAAATTAGAATTACATTTAGTGGATTTACCGAACCATTTCTAAATAAAAGAACATCGGATATGATTTTGTATGCACATAGTAAAGGGCATAAAATATCAGTATTTACAACTGGAGTTGGTTTAACTATTGAGGATATAAAAAAAATTAAACATATTGATTTTGATAATGGCCCAAATAGTGGATTTTGTTTACACTTACCTGATGAAGAACGAATTGCAAAACATCCAATAACACCAAAATACATAGAAACGATTGAATACATTAAATCAATAGAAAACGAAATCAAAGGATTTTATGTAATGAGTATGGGAAATGAAATTCATAATAGTGTAAGACACATATATCCAACTGCACATGTTCCTACATTTTGGAGTAGAGCGGGAAATCTTTTAGGAGAAGCAATCATTAAACCTGAATTAGAAAAAATAAAAGATAGGTTTAATCATATGGAACATGGTGATAAAAGTATGACATGTAATTGTGTTGAAACACTTTATCATAATGTGTTATTGCCTGATGGTAGAGTAAGTTTGTGTTGTATGGATTATGGTTTAGAACAAATACTTGGAAATCTATTTGAAGAGGAATATGATGATATAATACCGGTACCATTTTCATGCTTTAATTTGTGTTCACATTGTGAAAATGGAATTGAACCAAAAAAATTAAATTAATGTTAAATAAGTTATTAAAAGAATATATAAATAATCCAAAAGATAGTAATATTTGTTTCCGATTAGGATTGGAATATGAAAACATAGGACAAACGGCATCTGCTGCCGGATTTTATGTAAGGTCAATTGAATTTGGATTTGATGTAAAATTACAATATGAGGCATTGTGTAGAATTGCATTATGTTTTGAAAAACAAGGTAATCGATGGTTTATGATAAAAGGACTCTTATTAAGAGCAATTAGTTTATTACCAAACAGACCCGAAGCACATTTTTTATTATGTAGAGCATATGAAAGAAATAGAGATTGGCAGGAGGGATATACACATTCGATGATTGGAAAAAGTTTATCAACTGATTTACCAGATTCTATAACTTATTTAGAATATGATGGAATAGAAACATTTGATTTTCAAAGAGGAGTAACTGCTTGGTGGATAGGATTATTTCAAGAAAGTTTACAAATAATGAGAGAAATTAAAGTTTCTAAAAATATATCTGAAAAATTTAAGAATGCAGCAATTGATAATTTAAATAGATTGGGTAACAATTGGAGTGAACCGATTAAATATACTTTAGAAAATTATAAAAATTTAAGATTTAAATTTGAAGGAGCAGAAACGATGGTTGGCAACTATTCACAATCATTTCAGGATTTGTTTGTGTTAATGGTTTTGAATGGTAAAAAATCAGGAAAATGGTTAGAAATAGGATGTGCAGACCCAATATATGGAAATAATACAAAATTATTAGAAGAATTTGGTTGGAATGGTGTTAGTGTGGATATTGATAATAGACAAAAAGAAAATTGGTTAATTAGAAATACAATTCCGATAATAAACGATGCTACTAAAATCAACTGGGAAGAATTGGATTTATTAAAAAATAATGATATAATAGATTATTTACAAATAGACATAGACCCTGCAAACACATCTTATAATGTTTTATTATCTATTCCTTTTTGGAAAAATAAATTTAGAGTTATAACATTTGAACATGATTTTTATACAAGAGAATTTGATGATATACGAGATAAAAGTAGAAAATATCTTAAATCATTTGGATATGAATTAATTGTATCAAATATTTCACCAAATAATAATAATCCATATGAAGATTGGTGGGTACACACCGAATTGGTAGATACAAAAATAGTGAATAATTTAAAATCTATTAAAGAAATAAACTATTGTGAAGATTGGATTTATAATAGATAGTTATATTTATATAAAATAACATTATAATATGCCATTACCAACATCAGGACCGATATCATTTGTAGACTTTGTAATCGAACAAGAATTACCTGGCGCCGGAGCACCACAACAATTAAATACTATGGGAGTAATATTTGGTGTATCATTTACAGAAGATGGTAGTAATTCACTTGGTATGAATGAGTTTTATGGAAAATCATCAGAAACATATGATATATATGAGGGATTTCTAAATGGACAACCACCTCTTGTTAATTATGCTGTAACATTTCAACCATCAAATCCATTTAATTCATCAATTGGAGGTAGTTGTTTTACTAAACAAACTGGTCCTCCTGGTTTAAAAATCGGACAGGTTTTAACTATGTATCCATCGGCTCAGTTCCTTGGATTTGCAGGCCCAAATTGTGGAGATGATGGATTCGAACCACTATAATTAAATGTGTAAAAAACAGACAAGAATATTTTTATAATTTAATTTTCTAACAAATCAACTTATTTACTTTACTTTCTATATTTATAAGGGTATAATGAATTTATTATACTTTAACTAAAAAAAAGAGTAAACTAAAATGGGACTTAAATTTAGACGCGGTAGTACCGCACAACAATCCGGTTCATTAGCATTCGGAGAACCATATGTGAACACCACATTGGGAACATTAGTAGTCGGTGGAGCAACAGGCGACATCGTATTATCAACATCAGGTACAGGAAGTACTGGAAACTTCGGAGCTATTTCAGGTTCTGGATTAGATATCACAGGAAACGCAAAAATTGGTGGTAACTTAACATTGGGTGGTAACATTACAATTGGTGATAATACTGCCGATAATGTAACTGTTGTAGCATCTTTGAGTTCTTCACTTATTCCATCAACAACGGACATATTTGATTTAGGTTCTCCTACTAAACAATGGAGAGACTTATATCTATCATCTGCATCATTGTACATCGATGGAACTCAAGTACTTTCATCAAACGCAACAGAATTAATATTTACAACCGATACCGGTCAATCAATTAAGTTTAATGAATTAGGTACTGATAATATTATAATGCAAACCGTAGATGGAGATATTGAATTAAAATCTTCTGGTGGTGGTGATATATTATTAGACCCTACCGCAGGTTTAATTTCCGTTAAAGGAAATGTTAGCATGCAAGATGGTACTGCTAAATTTTTAAGTTCAGGTGGGAATAGTATAGTATTTGGAAACAATTTAGAAATAACTGGTTCTATTACTACTACTGGAGCTATAAACGGATTAACTTTATCAACAGGAATAGTTTCTAGTTCTGCACAAACAATTGCAAATTTACCAACGGGTGTAGTTTCGGGTTCAGCACAAACAATCGCAAACTTACCAACGGGTACAGTAAGTGGTTCATCTCAAATTACATACGCAAGTATCTCATCTATCCCATCGGGTATAGTAAGTGGTTCATCTCAAATTACATACGCAAGTATCTCATCTATCCCATCGGGTATAGTAAGTGGTTCATCTCAAGTAAGTTTAGGTTCTGCTAGTGGAAACATTGCATTAGCAACACAAACAACAGGTGATTATGTTGCAAGTTTAGTAGCAGGAACAGGTGTAACTCTTTCTAACAATAGTGGTGAAAACGCAACACCAACAATTGCAATCGGACAAGCAGTAGCAACTACATCAAACGTAAGATTTGGTTCAATTGGAGTTGGTATGGACGCAAGTGGAACATCTGGTAGAATTGATGCAGCAAATGATGTTGTAGCATTCTCAACTTCAGATATTCGTTTGAAAGAAAATATCGTTCCAATTGAAAACGCATTGGATAAGATTTCTAAGATTAGTGGTAACACATATGATTGGAGAGCTGAATTTAAAGATGTTCATGGATACGAAGGAAACGATGTGGGTGTAATTGCACAAGAAGTTGAAGCAGTATTACCACAATTAGTTCAAGACAGAGACAATGGATATAAGGCAGTTAAATATGACAAGTTAGTTGCATTATTAATTGAAGGTATCAAAGAACAACAAACACAAATTCATTCTTTAACTTTAGAAATAGAAAAGTTAAAAGAATCAAAAGGTTTATAATAAATGTATGATGTATATTACACCACCGCTGGAGGACCTTGGTTCAACAGTGGTGCTGATATATGGGTAACTAATTGGATAAAAGAAGTGGCACCTCATTTAGAAGTTAAGCCACTTCTTATTTTCCATAGAAAAAAACCAGATAATTACGAAGAATTTCCAATTGATATTGACCATATTTGGACAACATCGGAAGATGAAATAATAAGTTATTTAAACGATGCAAGAAAGATACATATATTGCATGGACATTACACTCCTACACGAGCAATTCATCAAAATTTAGAAAAAATTGACTCTATTGTATTTCACAATCTAACAAAGATTTCGTTAATTGCACAACAGCAAAAAGATGAATATCTTCATTGGTATGGTAATTGGGAGTATGAAAATGAATTAATAAACAAAATCAAAAATAAAGTTTGGGTAGGATTATATCATTTTCCATATGAAACGGAAAATTTATATCATATTCCAAATTGTTATGAATTTAAACAAAACAAAGAACTTTCAAACTCAACCGAATTAGGATACGCAGCACGAGTTGAAGGTAGAAAGAATGTTGAATATATGGATGGATTGGGTGGATTTATTTCTACTAATTCAGAAACATTCAACAAATATTATAAGAAAAAATATGGATACAAATTTGAAAAAACAAAAGTTTACAAGTTTGATTACAAATATAAAGAAAGGTTCTACGAACTTGATTGGGGAATATCTCACTCTTGCTTTGAATTTGAACCATTCGGATACGGAATTTTTGAAGCAGTGGATTGGGGGAAACTTCCAATATTACATGAAAAATGGCATGTTCCACTTGATTATAAATACAAAGCGTTTGACGAGGTATCATTTAAGGAAACCTACAAAACAATTTGTGAAGATGATTATGAAACCCGTAAAACAGAGTTTGAAAAACTTAAAAAATGGATGAGTGAAAACTTTTCAAACAAAGATGTATGGAAATATAAACTTTTAGATATTTATAACGGAGAATAACACTTTATACTATGCCAAGGACAAACTTATCATTAGGAAATTTATTTAGAGCAACAACAGGTACTGCTAGAACATCACAGGATTCGTCTTTAAATGCAAGAAATGCGTCAGCAGGAACGGCAGCTTCAATGTTAGCATTTGCAATTGATTCTGTTACTATAAACCAACCAACTTTTACATATATAGTAGAAAGTACATCTGAAAATGCAACCTTTTCATTTGGTTCAGCGGGTACTTTACATGGAACCAGAGTTGGTAGTGTAGCTGCAAACTATTCGGTAACCTTTGATAATGCAAATTTTTCAGTAGGTACTCCAACATTAGGAGCATCTCCATCATTTCCAATAACTCCGGCGGCAATCAACGCATCAAATTATTCGGAAGCATCTTCGGTGTTATCTATGAAATATGAAGATGGATATAATTTAGCAGCAACAAATTATAATACTACAACTACAAAAACATTATACGCAGTAGATGTTTATAATACAATTAACCAACCTGACTTTTGTTTATTGTTTGGTACACAAATAGAATTGGCAAATGGTACAATGGTAAATGTTGAAGATTTGAA